GGCAATATGAGGGGTGCCGGCGGTGGCGGCGCAAGCTCTGGAGGTGTGAGCGCAGGTTCTCAAGGAGGTGCTGGTGGAGCAGGCACAGCTTCTTCTATCACGGGATCCTCTGTAACACGAGCAGGTGGCGGCGGCGGTGGTGTTCATACCACTGCTTCTGCAGGTTCAGGAGGAACTGGCGGCGGCGGCGCTGGCGGAGCCTTTTCGAGCACGTCTACCAGAAATGGAACGGCTGGCACTGCTAACACAGGCGGCGGCGGCGGCGGCGCTGGGGGGCAAGATGGCGTTATTCCTGCTGCAGGTGGTGCCGGTGGTTCTGGGATTGTAATCATCCGTTATGCAGATACTTATGCCGCAGCAACCACCACAGGCAGTCCGACGATTACCGTCACAGGTGGTTATCGTATCTATACATTTACTTCATCTGGGAGCATTATTTTCTAATGGCACACTTCGCACGGGTAAACAAAAACTGGATTGTAGAACAAGTTATTGTGGTAAATAACGATGTCTTAAAAAACAATTTAGGAGTTGAATGCGACTGGCTTGGTGAACAATTTTGCCAAAGCCTTTACGGTGAGCACACCAAGTGGATTCAAACCAGTTACAATGGACGCATTTATAAAAATTATGCAGGCGTTGGATATAGTTTTGATCCATGCCGCAACGCTTTTGTTCCGCCAAAACCTTATGCGTCTTGGGTTTTAAATGAGGATACCTGTCGCTGGGACTCGCCTGTACCTTATCCAACTGACGGTAAAATTTATGTGTGGGATGAAGGAACTACAAGTTGGGTATTAGCACCTGAGCTGTGTGAGTAGTGAACAAGCCTAGCCACCCTGCCTAAACTTCAACTAACGCCTTAGACCCATGTTTATTCTTAACGGCAAGCCACTTTCACCGGACGTAGCGTTCACCACGGCGGACGGAACGCAGTACCCCAGTAACTGGCTCAGGCTTGCCACGCCTGAAGAACGTGCCGCCATTGGCATCACCGAGGTGGCTGACCCCGAGCCGTATGACCAGCGTTTTTACTGGGAACCAGGCTTGCCCAAGGACCACGCTCAGCTGGTCGAGCAGTGGACCCAACAAACCCGCACCACCGCGTGCACGTTGCTAACGCCTACCGACTGGATGGTGGTGCGCGAGGCTGACAACGGCACGGTCATGGATCCAGCCGTCAAGGAACTGCGTCAGCTCTATCGCCTGCAGACCGGCGAGAAGATCACCGCCATTGCCGCCACGGCTGATACCGCCGAGCTGGCGGCCTACGTCACCAGCCCTGAGTACAGCGCCTGGGGGCCGGAACCTGAGGGACAGGGGGTTGCGCCTGATCCTGAGCAAGAAACCTGATTCAAGTCAACGCATTCCTGGAGCGGCACAAAGACCCTGCTCACGCCCGCCGGTTCTTTCAAAAGGCTGGTCTGATTGACGAGCACAAGCAACTGGCGAAGCCGTATCGGCCTGGCAACTAATAGAACGGCTTTCACGCGATGTGGGGCCTGTCTTGTGGCGCGAAGCCAGCAGACACCTTCCACACAATCTTTCTGAACCGTGGCACTCACTACCGTTGAGGCCGGCAAGCTTGGCCGGCAGGATTCCCTCAAAGCGGGAATCGTTGACATCTTCCGCGAGGGCAAGCTCTATGCAGCTATGCCCCAGCTCACCGTTGCTGGCACCGGCATCCACTACAACCAAGAGCAGACCCTGCCTGGGATCGGCTTTCGTGGTGTGAACGAGGCCTACAGCGAGTCCACCGGGATCATCAATCCCCAATCCGAAGCGCTCAAGATCTTTGGTGGCGATGTGGACATCGACCTGGCACTTGAGGCCATGCAAGGCCCTGAAATCCGCACCGCTCAAGTGGCGATGAAGGTGAAGGCCGCTCGCCTGAAGCTGGAGAAGACCCTGATCAAGGGCGACTCCACCACCAACGTCAACGAGTTCGATGGTCTGCAGGCACGGATCCCTAGCGGTTCCTCTCAGCTGATTTTCAACGCTGACAATGGCGCAGGCCTGAGCCTTGCTGCTCTTGAAGAGCTGATCGATGCGGTAGACGAAACCGTGGGCAGCCCTGTGCTGATTATGAACCGTGCGCTGCGTCGTCGCCTTTCGGCTGCTAACCGCGTGGCTTCTGCTGTTGGAAATCTGCAGTACGGCCAGGATGCCCTGGGTCGTCAGCAGTATTCCTACAACGGTGTCCCCATCATCGATGTGGATTACGACGAGACCGGGGCTCAAATCCTGGACTTCAACGAAACCCGTGGCAGCAGCAGCGTCTGCAGCTCCGTCTACTGCGTGGCAGCTGGCGTGAATGGCGCCACCTTGATCACCAACGGTGGCATCGGGGTGCGTGACCTGGGCGAGATCGACACCAAGCCGGTGCGTCGGATCCGCGTTGAGGCCTATCTCGGCATGGCGGTGTTCCACCCTCAGGCGATTGCCCGTCTGGCTGGTGTCACCAATGCTGCGGTTGCCGCTTGATCTGTTCTTTTCCACCTCATTGAGGATTGACTAATGCCTGTTGCAACTGGAATGAGCGATCGGCGGGGTTACCTGCGCGACGCTGTGCTTCAACTGCTGTCCGTTAGCGCTGTCTCTGCCACCACCAACGGTGATGCAGTGACGTTTGATGCCTCGTCAATTGACGTTGGCAAAGTGGTTATCGCTTCTCAGGGTTACAGCTCTTACACCGCTGGCACTGCTGAGTGGACCGTAACCTTTGAGGCGAAAACCGCCTCGGGCTCCTATGTGGCGATTGAGTCGGTGGTGCTTCCCAACACTGCCAAGACCATTGAGGTGCCGTTTTCTGGCGCTGAGGTGACCCACCGTCTGGGCGGTCGTGCCACAACGGTTCGTGGCGTGCTGACCAAAACCGGCAGCCCTGGTACTGCCACTGCCGTGGCCTACATCTTCAAGTGATGTCGGCCTATCCCATCACTCTCAACCACCCGGAAACGGGGGCCACTTATCTGGCCCCTAGCCGGCTGGAGCTGATGGAAGCCTTGAGCAATGGCTGGACTTTAAGCGCTGAAGAGCGCAAAGAAGTGGTTGCCAAAACCTCAGGGCGACGCAAGGCAAGTTTGACTGAAGACTCAAAGGAAACCGCCTAAGGGGGAAAAGTGGGATCTGGCCCCTGCAGCAATGCGGGGGCTTTTTCATGGCAGGCAGCTTAAAGAGCGCGAAGCTTTTCTGCTCCAGTGGTCGAATCCTTAGCCGTTGCGGGCGTCGTTGCCATCGTCGGCACCCTTTGGAGGTTGAGCACCGAACACGCCGGAATGCGCGTGGCACTTGAGAAAGGCCTGCAACAGGTCGTGGATCAGATCAGCTCCATGCGCGTGGAGCTTAGCCGTGATGTGGAGCGGTTGGAAGAAGTTTTAGATGATCACGAAGGGCGCATTCGCAGACTGGAGAAAGGCTCTAATGAATGAGCGCAGCTTCATCATCCGCGCAGTGGTGGGCTTCTACGCCAGCGGCATTGGCCTGTTCGCTGGTGACTTGATCAACTGCGAACTCAAGCGCCCTGGCGAATGTGACAACAGTCGCGGACGCCTTGAAGGCTCAGTGACAGCTGCACCTGCTGCGCTGCTGGCCATCCTCGTCAAATCGTCTCCCGCACCATGAAAACTCTGCTGATTCGCCTTGCCAAAGCGCTGCTAAAAGCAGCGATGGACGAGGCCCTACGCCGCGCTTTGCCCAAGGTGTATGAGCGCCTCGACGCTGACCTGCCCCAGGTGCTGAGCATGAAGCCGGCGCCGATGGTGGTGGAGTCGGTGGTGGCGCAAGCCATTGCATCGGCTACTGACCATCGCGCCACCGAAACCCAGATCGAGGCGGTTCTGGGCCTCTACGACCCGCTGCGGGCAGCACTGCGCAACTTCAAGCGATGAGCAACCCAGTACGGCTATCTGATCTGTTCCGCTTCTACAAGCACGGGCTGCCGCACCAAATGGCAGCGATCACCGAGCTTCAGGAGGCGATGCTGAAGGCGGATGCCTCCCTGCTCGACAGAAGCCAACCATGGTTCCGCACATGGAGCCAAGGCGGTAAAAAGCCGGAGCCGCTCTACCTGGCTTCAGCCGAGAAGATCATCAAAGCCTGGGAAGGCTGCAGGCTGACTTCCTACAAGTGCCCTGCCGGTGTGTGGACCATTGGCTGGGGCGCAACCAACGTCAACGGCGCACCTGTGCGCGAGGGTGACAAGATCAGCCAAGATTTAGCTGATGAGCTGTTGCAGGCTGAGGTGCATCGCTATGCCGCAAGGCTGCATCAATTGATCCCAGCATCCGCTAACTACGGCGGCAATCAGCAGGCAGCATTGATCTCATGGGCCTACAACGTAGGCCTAGGCGCAGTTGAAGACAGCACCCTGCGCAAACGCATCAACGCTGGTGAGGCTGCCGCCATCGTCGTGCGCGAGGAGCTGCCGAAGTGGTGCCGCGCTGGTGAAGCGGTCCTACTTGGCCTCAAGCGCCGCCGCGCCGCTGAGGTGGCGTTGTTCACAGGCACCAGCTGGGTGCCGCAACAACCGGCACCAAAGTTCACGCCCTCCTCGCCGTTCTCCACCCTCATCACGCCCCACATCGCCTACGGCGAGCTGACGCTGAACGAGGAGCGCCGCCGGTTTACGAAACAGGCTCAATGTGACATCGCCACCGAACTCTGCACCTTCCTAGAGAACGCCCGCGCACAGTTCGGTAACAAGCCAGTGATCATCACGAGCTGTCACCGGCCACCAGCAGTCAACCAATCGGTCGGTGGCGCCCAGAACTCGGAGCACTTGTTTAAGGCGGGGTGTGGCGCCGTTGACTGGTACATCCAAGGCGTACCCGTTAAGACTGTCCAAGATTGGTGCGTCAAAAACTGGCCCTACAGCATCGGCTTGGGTGCGTCTAGGGGCTTCATCCACACCGGCATCCGCGCTGGTCGACCGAAGGTCGTCTGGGATTACTGAAACGGCGAAGCCGGCAGCCCCTTGGCGGTGCGCAAGCACTGGTGCATGACTTCGGCCTGCCACCGCTGCGCGTGCTCCGTGCAGTAGTTAAGCCCGCACACACGCCACACGTCCCCATCTGGTGTGCGCACCAGTTCGGCAGACGGCTCTTCCGCCTCCATAGGCAACCTATGTGGAGCCACGCATCGCCCTAGGTTCCCCATGGCCCTAGCCAAGTGGTTCATCCCGGAGGTCACGGACTCCGCCGCCTTCGAGATCGAAAAGGGCAAGCGCATCATACGCAGCAACATCTCAGCCGAACCTAACAGCGTTGCCGAACTCTGCTGCTCGCTGCTGGAGCAGTTGGCACTCAAAGACAGCATCTTGCGCAAGGCCGTCCACCACGTCGCCGAACTGGAGGCCGTCATTGCCCTATTACCAACTCAGGTAAAAGCTGCTGATCCCGCACCAGCTCCTCCGCAAGTTTTCGCTTCAGGGCAAACAGCGGCTTCTCTACCGTTCCCGCTTCGGTGGATGCTGCGCGTTTACGGCTATTCAATAATGCCTCAGTCGGAGGCGCCACCGCCTGACTGAGGTAGAAGCGCAGCTTGCGCTGAGCCTTGGTGACGATCTGGCGCACCCGCTCTCTGGAGAGCCCGAAGACCTTGGAGATCTGTATCATGGTGTCCGGTGCGGCGCCATCCAGCCCAAAGTGGCGGATCACGGCGTAGCGCTCCCGCTCCGTAAGGCGGGCAATGCACTCCGCCAGCGTCGGGCTGTTGAGCGCGATCTGCTGGCGGATGTCATCGTCGTCCCGCTCCAGCGACACCGGGTCTGCCACTATTGAAATTAAGGCGCTGGAGTAGTCATCCGTCACCACGGCGTCAAGCGACAGCACCGGTGCGCCCCGCCATATCAGCGTCTCAAGCTCCTCGCGTTTGATGTTAAGCGCAACCGCCAGCTCTTCGCGGGTGGGCGCCCGCCCCAACCGAATGGACTCATCTTGCATCGTCCTGCTGAGCTGCTGCGCTTTGTCGGCCACATGATGCGGCAGGCGGATCATGCGGCTGCGTTGATTCAGAAACCGCGTCATGGCTTGCTTGATCCACCAAAAGGCATAAGTGGAAAACTTGTAGCCACGGGTTGGGTCAAACTTCTCTACCGCTCGCATCAGACCGATGCAGCCTTCCTGCACGAGGTCGTCAATAGTCAAGCCCGTGTGCTGGTTCTTAGCGGCATACTTGCGAGCAATGTTGACGACCAGCCGCAGGTTGGCATTAACCATCCGCTCTTTGGCACGCTGGCCGCGCCGCAAGGTAGCTGTTTGAATCTTGCCGTAGGGTCCGCGTGGCTTCTCGGATTTCAAAGCCTGCATGGCCTGCACCCGCTTGCCGAGATAGATCTCTTCATCAGCGGTGAGCAGAGTGATGCGTCCTGCATCATTGAGAAACTGCCCAAAGCTGTCAATGTTCGTGCGGCTCATACAGCGTGCAATGTTTAGAGAAGCTTCCGCCAGCTTCAGGGAAATCAAACGAGCAGCCCTCATTACGCCAGTGCTGACAGGAGTGACAGCCTTTGCGGCTCAGGCCTAATGCGCCGAAGACATCACGATAGTTTCGCCCGCTCTTAATTGCGGAAATGGATTGGTGCGTCATGTCGTATTGCTTGGCCAGCTCACGGACGGTGGCTGGCGAGAGCATGATGCTGGCCGCTTCGGCATTGGTTAGGGTGCGAACGCCACCACGCAAACGCGGCTTCATTAGCCGGCGCTCACGCGGCGGGCTGGCACCGTGTTGACGTGTTGTCCAGCGATTGGCGCAGTTGTTGCAGCGCCAGCGGCGGCGGCGTGTACCGGAGAGCAAGAGGCGGGATTCGATGACCTTGAAATCAATGCCTCGGCATTGCTGGCAGCGCATCATTCTGGGACTTTGTTGGCGTCGTATTCCGCCAGCAGTTCGGCCATGGCTTGGATGTGAGCGGCAAAGGCCACATGGGTTTCGATGGTGCGTGGGTTAGGCGGCAGCATCGGGTAGCTGTCTTTCCACCAATCAAGGAAGGCAGCCTGAATCTGGGTGTCAGTCATGCGGCGACTGTGTTGTGAACTTGGATGAGGGCACTGGTGCGGAAGTGCCCGCAGGTGCCTTGGGTGACGGTGAATGAGGGGATGGGCACTTCAGCAGTGAACCAACGCTGGCTGCAGGCCTTGCAAACCCGTTGCCGGATGACAGGGCTGTTGTTGTCGGAGGGATTACGACGGGACTGCAGGATGCGGAGGGCAGTGCCACGGCACTGAGAGCACTGCATTAGGGAGCGAGTTCTTCGTTGGTGTCTGCGGCACGTTGCTGCAGGCTGTACCAGTTCTGATACAGCCCGGTGTAGAGGCCGTGATCAGGGTGACTTGTTTGCTTCCGACCAGCGGCGACGTACAAAGTCTCGAGAAAATCAACCTTGGCCTGCTCAGTGCGAGGGTGGCAGTTGCTCATCAGAAGGGCGCCGCAGCCGAGACCGAATCAGGCTTCAGCGGGCTGATCTTGCCGCTGTTGCCCCACAGCCCACCCCACAGGGAAAACCCGGTCACCTCGGCGTAGTTGTTTTTGCCTGTGTAAACCCGGACGGTGGTGCCATTGGCTTCGGCGTTCTCAGCCATAGTCATCAGGTAACTGGCTGCCGCGATGGCATCCTCTGGGGTGAAGTCAATGACGAGGTTTTGCTCTGGTGAGCGATCGCCTGTGCGCATGGTGTTGTGCATCAAACGGAAGCGAGCAGTAAAAGCGGTGTCTGCCATGTCAGGGAAGTGGAGGGAGTTGGTAGTGGTTGCGGATGATGTGATGGCCCATCCCGCTGAGGGTTAGGCCATGGGCATCGGCATCAGCGGCCAGCAGCGCATACGCATCAGGCCAGAGGTGGATGCCGACGCGGCAGCTCTTATGGTTGCCGACCAGCCCAGCGCGTAGCTGGTGGGATTCGCTGGATCTGCCGTAGCGCTTGTTAGGCCTAGCCATGCGAGCAAACGTGCCAGAGGGTTGGATGGGCGGGATCCGCCCAAAAGGTGACAGCACTCACCCGAGCGTGTGGCTCGTTGTAGAAGTCCCAGATCTGGCGGATGTTGGCACTGATCGTTTCGATGGTGCAGAACGGAAACCCCTGGTGCGGATTGGCCGTCCACTGAGGTTTGCCGTTCTCAATCCCGCAGAGATACTCGCCAGTGATGCCGTGCTGAATGAAAAAGGCCTCGCGCTTAAGCCGCTTCACTGACGAGGCAATGGAGGTCGGCGTGGATGCGCTGAAGCAGGGCTTTGCGGCGGCAGTGGCTGCCGTAGCGGGTGATGCGTGATTCAAAGGCGGCTTGCGCGAAGGCTTCGTTGTCGTCTTCGCTGAGCTGGCTGAGTGCGATGGTGATGTGATTGAGGGCGACGCTGAGATGGTCATCAGTTGACTCCAGCAACATGGCTTAAATGAAGGGTCAGAAAATCGGCGTGCTCGGTGGTTTTGATGTAGTCCGCAATGCCTTGACCGTCTGGGGTTTTGAACTTCTTGCGGAAGGCAGCGACCAAGGTCGAGCGCTCATCAGCGGTGAGGTTGACGATTGCGCGTTTGATGCGCTCCAGCTCGTCACCAGGGATGGCACTAGGCCCAGCGGCGACAGGTCCCGTTTTGACACCATTGCCGGCCTTAGGCAGCTCTGCTTTTAAGTTCGTGCTAGCGCTGTTGTGGCCTAAGTTAGCGCTAGGAGCTGCGGTGCTAAAAGCATCACCGTCGTCATCCTTAATGCCAGCGGCCAGGCCAAGAATCGCGAGGATGGCGTAACGGCGTTGATAGGTGACGGCACCACCCCAGTCATGAACGGCATTGCCACGGCTGGAGGTAGGCCGCACCAACGGCAGCCGCGAGGACTCCTCCTCGCCGGAAATGTGCTTTAAGCTCGTGACCAGCAGCATGGCGGTGCCGTCATCACCCCAAGGCTGAAAGGTCTGGGAGAGACGGATGCCGTGCTTGGAGAGCGCCGGCAGGATCGCGCCTAGGACTGTGCTGAGGTCAGCGTAGGCACCGTATTGAGCGGTGCTGGATTCATGGATGGTGGCCACGTTTTGGTGGAATGCCACCAAGGCAGCGGTCAAGGGGGAGCCCGCAGGCTCTGGCACTGAAACAGGTGACGGCATGGGCTAGGCCTGACTACCCTCAAACCATACTGCTAGCGCACCCTACAAGTCAAGCTATTTTGAGCTAGTCAGGGCGCATTTCTCGAAGCTTGCCGCATAAGTCATCCGCATCGCACCACATCAGCAGCGCCTGTGATGCAGTGTTTGTCCTTGCTGCGTCGGTCAGGTCTTCCAGCTCTTGGGGCGTCCAGATGTGCCACCCACCCAGGACCTCTTTGAATGTTCTTACCTGCTCAGGGCTCATGCCCTTGCAATGCGGTTGCAGCTGATCAAATGCCTGCGCCGGAGGCAGCATCATGTCCTTGGCGTACTTGGTGAACATCTCGCGCTGCTGCAGGCTTAGCTCCTCGGCCTGCTGTGGCGTCATTAGCTGCGGCGGGTTGGCCCATGATGGTGCGGCAATCGTGCCGCAGAAATGGCCAAAGAAGTCAGTCTCCGTCCAAGGGTTGCCGTGCTCATCAGTGATCGGCACTTGGGCCTGCACTAGCTCACGCAGGCGGCGATCGGGGATCAGCCCATAGTCCTTGCGAGCAAGGCGATCGTTGGCGATGCCGAGCTGAATGAAGGTCAGCGGCTTGGGCTGAACGACCAGCCCGCGCTCAAGTTTGCTAAAAACGCTGTTGCGCACACGGGTAAAGCCTGCTGCCTCGCCCCAGCGGTCCATGGTGTCGTGAGCCCAACCAGCCTTGGTGCGCCAGATGAGGATTGTCTGCGCAAAGCGTTGCCGTGACTGGGGAGAAGGGTATCTGTCAGCGTCTTGATCAGTCATTTACGCATTCTGTTTTGTAGGAAAAAATACGCCGCCTTGGCTGGCTAGCGCAACCTAGCCCTCTAGGTAATTTCAAGCCCTGCGCAGCGACTCAGTTCTGCGGCAAAATCCGCCTCCCGACCAGCCACCACCAGCCCGGCTTCCTCTTGTACCTTGTCGCCCCAATACAGGGCCGAGCGGTCCAGCTGCCGGATCGGCTGCCACTGCGGGGGTGCATCACCAATGGCCAGGCCTATCTCGGCAGTGCTGGTGTCCACCGTGATGGATAGACCCATCTTCCGTAGCGCCAAGTTCACCGCTCGCCGCTGCTCGCTGGTGTCTAGCCCCAAGGCAAATGCCCGCTGCAGCTCCAGTACCGGTTCCAGCGCCTCAGTAGCACCTTGCACGCCCTCCAGCTGCGCCAGCAGCTGCTGCGCATCGCGCAATGCCTGCTGCGCTTCGCGCAGTTCCGCCTCCACCTCACCCTGCACTTGCAGCGCTGCCGTCAGATCCACACCTGAGCGTGCTGCTGCCTTGTAGGCCTTGAGCGTGTTGTTATGTTGCAGCTGCAGCTCATCACAGCGTTGCTGGGCCGCATCCACCATCGCCTGACGGTTGTAGTGCTGGTCGGATTGCTGGCAGCTGGCGATCAGCTGCTCAAGCTGCGGGCGCTCCAGCCGCGTCAGCAGATGCGCGGTCGCCGCCTGCAGCAGCATTCCCGGCCTCGCGCAACCCTGCCGCTCATTCTCGCGATGCCGACAGCGCAGGTAATAGACCCGTTTGCCGGGGCTGCCGCCAATGGTGCAACCCATCCGCTTGCCGCAGGCGCAATGGGTTAATCGCTGGCCAATCCATCGGGTGTTGGTGATCGGACCTGCTGCACCCGACCTTGCACGCTGGGCCAGCTGCTGCCGAATCGCCAGCGCCTCGGCTTTTGTCACCACAGCAGGCAGCAGACCCTCGTAGATCTCCACCGGGCTGCCATTGCCTGGTTTGGTGTTAAGTCTTAATGCGCCGTAGATGGCAGGGCTGGTAGCCACCTCGCGGACATTGGCATGGGTCCACCGTTTGCCCTTGAACGTCGGCACCCCAATCCCGTTGAGGTGCTGGGCCACGACATAGGACCCCTGGTCCTGCAACATCTGCATGATCAGCCGCGCTGTCTCGGCCTTGGCATTGAGGCTGTAGCCCTGCTTAGGCTCCCAATCGCACCAGGCCGGGCAGAACTGCCTTGGCCGGGCGATGGTGCCATTGCGGATCTGTTCGCGGGCCTTATCCCAGCTATCCCGAATCCGCATCCCTAACCGGGCGCTGTACTCGTAGGCGGCCTGCATCTTTACCACCAGCACCAAAAGCTTGGTGGGGTCGCTGCGCAGCGTCTCCCGGCTGTACTCCGCACCGTCTTCCAAGGTGATGATCCGCACGCCGCTGCCCACCAACCCGGTCAGGATCGTTTCAATGGCGTCGAGGGGCTCTTGGCGGCTGAGGCGGTCGATCGCCTCCACAAGCAGGATTGGAGAGCCACCGAGCTTCCCGCCCTGCGCCAGCTGCAGGAAGCGGCCCAAGGCGCCTTTGGTGAGGTGATGGCCTTTGCTGGCTGATCGGCCCGCATCGCTCAGCTGAAGGCTCGTGTCAAGCGTCAGGCCGTGGCTGACGGCCCAAGCAGCTGCCGCATCAGACTGGCGCCCAAGGCCTCGGCCCTTGGCTTGCTGAGGCTGGCTGACGCGCTCGTAGCTGTAGGCCGTGACTGGGCTTTTCATTGTTGCCCATTATGTAGCGCCATCCTGCATTAACAACATATTGGGCAACTAGGACAGCGCTACCGAGACTGGAGGCCAGCACTGGCTAAATCGCAGCTGCCCGCACCCGCCGCACGGTCGAAAACGGGAGGTTTACAGCTGCTGCATCCCGCAGCGCTTTGCTGGGCTCCTGTAAGGGCACCCGGCGTTGCACCCAAATGTCTGCATCGCAGGGGCGAAAGATCTTGCCGGGGTCGATGGTGGCGATCGCCTCATGCAGCAGGGTCAAGGCCAGGTCAATGCGGCCATTGGGACCAGCAGGCTCATTTGCAGGTTGGAGGGAGGCCTGCATGGCTTGCAGGAACCAGCCATCCATCCAGACGGCGAACTGTGGAGAAATCCAGCGGGCGAGGTCTACGGCCAGCCGTGGGTGTATCCAGGTGCCTTGGTTGGTGGGTGTGCCGCCACACCGCATGTCGATGATTCCCGTTGCTGGGATTCCAGCATCGGCTGCCAGAGCAGCGATGTAAGCCCTTGTCCGCTCGGAACGGGTGTAGTTGAAGAGGCGCTTGCCATTGGCCTGGCACATGGCCGTGGCGTTCACATACCCGTCCTGGCTCCGGCGCCAAATAGCTGTGCCGTTCCAGACACGCACAGACAGTGCGGAGTTATTCATAGCAATACCGATGTTTGGAGTGCTCGGGGACTAGCCGAGCTCCTTCACTTTAGGCATACATGAGCGCCTCTTGTCAAGCCCTTGAAGCCGAAGCTCGATTCGGAGCAACGGGCATAGGCACTGGGCGCAAGTGGACCGGGCCTTCGTCACCGTTTCAGAGAGGCCCCAAACAAAGCCCCTCACGGCGCCCATCCTTACGGGTAGGGCCGACCCGGCATTGGGACTGTAAAGGTGCTGTCCTGGCCTCCCTGGTGGGATGACCCGCACCCTGCATTCAGAAGCAGCACATCTGCAGCACCATGCTAGCGCTAGGGGCCACTAGGATGAGGAGACGGGCACTGCCCCAGCCATCCGTCGCTGCTCATGGGGATGAGCGCCGGGCATACCGGATTTGACCATGGCCAACTTGAGCATCCACCAACGCGCCTCTCGGCGCATCAGCATCATGCTGCCGTTGCAGCCGTATGAGCGGCTTCTAAGACGCAGCGACTGGGAGGGCAGATCGCTGAGCAACCTGGCGGCATACCTCCTGGAGCAGGCCCTGCACGAATGGTCGCTCAAGGATGCGGCACAACATCAGCAGTAGCGCTACGCTACCTAGCAGTAGCTTTGAGCTACCCCACAGCTACCCCACAGCTACCCCACCGCTACCCCACCGCTACCGCTAGTGCCACAGCTTAATTTCTCAATTCCAGCTGACCTGCTGGACAGAATCGATGCCGCAAAGCCCGACTTCCTAGACAGGAAGGGCTTTTTGTGCCTGTTGCTGACCCAAGCACTTGACAAGCCAGGTACCCTTGGAGCACCGAGCGAAGCCGGGGCTCCATCTAATACTTCTTCTATTCTATTAAAAGAAAAGAATATAAATAATAGAATAAATAAGGCGCGAATCATTTCTGAAGCGTTGCTGCAGCACACCTCCTTGATCGAGGAGTTCTGGCGTGCCAAGAAGGGCAGCAAGGGGGATACGGCTTGGAAGCTGCTGCAAACTGAGCTGGGCAAGCTGCAGGCCAGCTACGGCAATGCGGTGGTCGCTGAGCAGCTACGGCTGGCGATCAATGGGAAATGGGCTGGGGTATCGGCTAGCCGCTACGAGCAATTCAAAGCCCCTCGTGGGGGCCTACAGCAGGCTCCTGAGCAGACGAGGCACCCTGCTTGGCGTGTGGTCAGGAACGGGCGCTTTGTAGACGATGACGGCCCCACCACCAACCCTGTGCTCGCGGGGCTGTTCTGATGAGCTGTCGAGCAATCTTTTACAGCACTGGCAATGGGTCGATGCCACTGCTGCTGTCATGAAAAAACTCTTTGACCTAGCCAGCGTTCGACTCATACTGCGACGCGGCATCGATGCCGGGTACTGGACCCTAGAAGACCTCGACAAACCCAGCCAAGACTGGTCCTACCAAAAACAACAAGCCAAGCGGATCCCCGGTCACACCCATCCACCCTTTCGAAACCTCCTCCGTGACGACTTCCCCATTGAAGCTGTCCAAACCATCAACCCCCGCGACTTCGACGTGGCTGCAGCCACTAGGCCTAACAAGGGATTGCCAAACCTGGACCTACTCCCTGAACGATGGCCAGACCAGCCACACCTTTCCGATCTCAGTGACCGGCGTGATTTCAGCAGTGACCAAGACCCCGCAGCAGCTCGATCAGATCATGGCCAAACGCCACATCTGGGAATCACGCGGGAACACCACCCATCGAGCGTTGGAGCACTTCGTCAACCATCGCTGGAACCCGGCGAGTACCTGGACGACCCCGGTGAACCTGACTTCTGAGCCCTACGCCCAGTTCTCCACCTACATCACCCCGATGCTGGCGCACTCCATCTGGGACACCATCACCCCTATCGGCAGTGAGTTAATGGTTTATTGCCTCAAACGCAACGTCGCCGGCACCCTCGACCTGATCTTCCAATTCCCTGATGGCACCTACGGCATCGCGGACCTGAAGACCCAAGGCCCTGCGGGCAGGCCCTACGACATTCGCCCTCAACTCGGCGCTGGTGTTCACATGGCAGGCGATCGCTACAACCTGCTGTTCAGCCGCTGCATTGGCCTTTGGGCACGCCCTGGTGGGTTCCGCATCGAAACTCACGACGCGCAGCAATGCCTTGACGCCTGGTGGTCAGTGCTGGAGCGCTACGAAGCCCGCTTTAGACCGTTCTGACCTCCCGCTAGCTTTTTGACTTGCGCTAGCGCACCCTAGGGTTTATGTTATGGCGACGGGGGCGACCCCACCACATCCAACACTCATGCTTACCTCAAACGCTAACCTCCACAGCGCTGGGTCGGTCCTTCCCGTAAGGCTGGGCGCCGCGTGTGGCGGTATCGGAGGCCCAGCACTTCTTTGCACCACCCTGCCTCCAGCTGACCCCACGCTGGACGAAGAACCCTGCTGGCACTTCGTTTCAAAACTGTTTGACGACTACGCCAGCGAAGCCGAACTTTCCCAGTTCCACGCTTTTTTCCAAGCCGCTGGCATCCCCTACACCGTCCAACACCTGCCGATTGTTCCCGCTGCAGACCGCGACCTAGACGACGGCGACTGGCTCACGCATCCCACCCTCACCGCTGCACAACGCAATTTCTTCTGACCAAAACTCCTAGCCC